CTCGGCAACAATGCGATCTGCCTTGTATTGGCGGTACAGGCCGATTGCAGCGCGCGCCCATTCGGTTGGCGCATATCGCCCCGATTGATCGGCAAGCACGTAGCCGTGACCATCGGCGTCCTTGCCGGCGACAATGATGCCAGTCTCGTCCGCCTCCTCGCCACTGGTGGCTGCAGGGTCAATCGCCACGGCGATGCGGATCAGGTCGGGGACGGCTTTATGTGGCGGCCACCTCGTTTCCTCGAGCAGCGTCCGGCTCCAAAGTGCACCGGGCACGTCGTCGAGGATCTCGGCGTTGAGTTCTTGCCGGCCGAGCCGGGTGCCCTCGTATTTTTTGATGATCTGCGCCAGAAACGCCGGCGCGAGGTTGGCCCGATTGTCGTATGTCGAGCCGCGGGTGATCACCGTGGTGGGGTCGGCGATCAACTCGCGGATGATTTTGATCGGCTTGGGGGTGGTAGTGACGACGACGCGCGGATCATTGCCTAGACGCAGCCCGAACATCAGCATGTCCCACGCCTCTGGATATCGCCAGGAGGCTATTTCATCACACCACGCTGCGTCGTGTTGCGGCCCCCGCAGGCGCTCCGGCTCGTCGGCGCTGTAGGTTGTCGCAATGGCCCCGTTCGGCCAGGTCAGCCTGCGTTTTGTTGGCTCGTATTGCGGCCGCTGCTGCGGTTGCCCAATCGCCAGCAGGCCGCTCTCGCCTTCGACCATGACATCGCGGGCATCGGCTGCGGTCGGCGCGACCAGCGCGATCCGGCGGCGGCCGTGATGGATGACCTGGTCGCGAATACACTCCGCACCGCGGCGGGTCTTGCCAAAGCCGCGACCGGCCAGCAGCAGCCAGGTCCGCCAATCGCCTTTCGGCGCCTGTTGGTTGGGCCGCCCCCACCAGCCCCAATCGTGCTCGATCGCTTCGAGCTCGCGGTCACTCGTCCGTTTCAGGAACGCCGCCAGTTGTTTTGGCGGCAGCGATGCGAGCAATTCGGCGGGTGAGACGTTCTCTGACAGTGACAACTTCGACCTCGATCGGATCACCGTTCGCCGCACCGGTGTGTTTGTGGGTGCTGGTTTCGCTCCAGCCGGCGCGCGTCTTCATCCAGAAGATCGCGGCCGTGACGCGGGCGCGCTCGTCTTTGAATGCCGGTTTGCCGGTGCCGCCGCAAATTCCGTAGAACAGAAAGTCAGCGACCTTTGAGTTGGCCCTGGTGGCACCCGTGTCGAGCTCGGTACTGCAATGCTTGCGCAAGGTCGGCTTCGAGACGCCGAGCACGCGCGCAATGTCCGCTTCGGGAATGCCGTAGGCGGCCATCGTCTCGGCTTGCCGCCGCTGCGCGTCAGTGGGGGTCCAAACCGGTCGAGCCATTGGAAAATTCGTCCGTTAAAATCAGCCACAATTATTGCACTGTGCGAAGCTTCGACCGTCGCCGTCGAGCACCGCTTGCTGGCCAGTAAACTCCTGCCAGCGCTTCACCGCAACATCGACATAAGCCGGCGCGATTTCAATCGCGTGGCACACGCGGCCGGTCATCTCAGCCGCGATTATCGTCGTGCCCGAGCCGCTGAACGGCTCGTAGACGGCCTGCCCGGGCGACGCATTATTCTCGATCGGCCGGCGCATGCACTCGACCGGCTTTTGCGTGCCGTGGCCGGTTTCCGATTTCAAATTTTTGTCGATCTGCCACAACGTCGTCTGACAATGGTCGCCGACCCAAGACGCGGTGCTACCCTTGCGCACCACGTACCAGCACGGCTCGTGCTTGCAGTGGTAATGGCCGCGGCCGATCGCGAAGTTGTTTTTGGCCCAAATGATTTGCGAGCGGGTCTCGAAGCCGCAGGCGGCTAAGCTGTCCTGCACGATGCCGGCCTTGGTCCCGGCGTGCCAAATATAGGCCACCGAGCCGGGGAACAGCGCCCAGGCCTCGCGCCAATCAGCCCGGTCGTCATTGACTACTTTGCCGACCGCCCTCGCCCCGATCGGCTTGATGACCGCGCCGGTCGCAATCCGCTGGGTCGTCCCATTAATCGATCGGCCGGCCTGATTGCGCCAAGCCGGGTCGTAATTAACGCC